TCACCGGGACAAAATTTCCTCCGCGAGTTCGATCAATCGCTCGGACGTCACATCTTCGAAGTCGATAGCAGTCTTGATGTTGGACCGCCACGATTGTGAAATTTCTTTTGTCACTGCGAAAACATCGAACATGTCCGGAGAGCGAAGCGCTAGCTGGTATGCGATCGCATCTTGAAGCAGTTGCACATCGAGATATACGTGATCACTCTCGCACAAACGCTGTTCAAGAAAGTAGTCTTTGAAATTTTGGTGTAAGCGCTGAACCCGCTCGTCTGAGAGCGAAAACATGTATCTATGAAATTCGAGGAAGGACGTCCGCTGCGCACTCAGCGATTTATACCGCTGCGAATCCTGATTCTCCTCCAGATAGTACGGATTCACAATCGTATACGGCCCGTTCTGCGCGATGACCTGCTTCTGCATCTTCATAGCGTACTGATTCAGCCCCGATGTAAGCCCCATGGCCTCCAGCTTTTCCTGAACCGCCGCCAGAATAAAATCGTTAGCCGAGCATTTTTCCCCCGATTCGATCTGGATCGCTTTGGCTGCCCGGGCAATTGCGGGCCGCAAATCGTTGTCGGTCTGAAATCTTACGACAGACTGCGGGGTCCCTTTCTTCATAGCCATTCCTGCTCTCCTTTCTTTAGATCAGATTCAAAACGAGGATGCTTTCGGGAACCCTGCCGTTGGTTCCGGAAAAGACGGTCTCGGTGCTGATTTCGCATTCGTTGGCGATGTTGGTCATTTTGTTTCCCCCTTTGTTGACTATAGTAATAGCACCAGTGCTACTACCTGTCAACCTATTTCTGCAAAAACCTGAAAAGAACAAACAAAAGCCCCGGACGCACGAAGCGTCCGGGGCTTTTCAATCTGCCGATGTTAACATCTAAAAGCCACGGCAGTGAAAGTATCGTGGCTTTCTTCTACAGTCCCTCCGGCCACTCCACGCTTTCCGGGAAGCCTGCCTGCTGGGGCACGTCCCGCAGCGCCTGCACGTAGGCGTCGAGCGCCGCGATATCGTCGGTGGGCGTCAGTCCCAGCCGTGTCTCCGATTCAAAGCGCTGCACGCGCCACATGACAGCTTCAATGCGCCGATCTCGTTCGGCGCGCACTTGCTCTGCGGGGTCGTGCGCAGGCGTGGGCGCATCGTCGGCCTCCGGCAGCTGCTCCGGCGGGACAGACTCCCATCCAGCACCGTTCCACCTGACAACCTGTCCGTCTGAAGCTTCCGGTGGTTTTACGTCAGTCGCGTGCGCCGGAATCAGAAACACGCCGGGTTCGAGCGGGGATTCGTCAGCCGGGTCCGACCCCATATATTCTCCGGTTACAGGGTGATAATGATAAATGGTCATACTGCCCTCCTAATACTTGATGCAGATCAAAGCGGCGATGTTGCGCATACGGGTTTCAGTCCCGCCGGCGCTGCCGGTGAACTTGTTGGCCTGATTGCCAGTTCGCTCTGTCCTAGACCAGCTGTCCCTGTCGTTGGGAGAGCTGCCGCTATACCAATTATTTGTCATCAGGTGATCGTGGCTTTTAAACTGATCAGCCTGCCACGACCCGATAGCGCGCCCGGGGTCTACGCCTCGGCCATCGTCCCAGCCTCGTATCCCCTCACCGCGCCAATCCGGCAGTGCAAACGTGCTGGAGCCGTCACCCGCGCCGTAAATCTCGCCAATCGCCGCAAAAAGGTTCGCGTAGGTCGTGCGGCTCACCAACGCCCCGTTGCATTTGAGATACCCGTCCGGCGGGGTGTCCATGGCAAATATCTTGATCTCTCCAGCGGGACCGACGCCGGTATCGGCAAGCCCCTTCGGAGTGATATACTTCGTATCGTTCGTCCCGGCCTGGATATCTGCCAGCGTGGCCTTTTCGATGGACGACCCTGCGGCCACCCACTGCACGGACGGCGTCACGGCCATCAGCGTCCACGCCGTGCCGTCCGATAGCTGGAGACACAGCTTGTACAGATCGGATTCAACAAGATTCGCCAGCCCCAGCCGCTCGGCCTCGTCAGCTACAATCCACCGAAACGGGGTGTGCACCTGATCGCCGGTCATGCCTCTATGCAGCATCTCTACGCAACCTCCTGCACGACAGTCTCGGCGCCACCGCTCAGGCCGGTGACGATTTCGAGCGCGTCCGTGCTGTATTCTTCGATTGTCTCAACTAGCCCGGTGGGCGTGCCGTGCGTGTAGTCCACTGTCACCACCTGGCCGTCGGCCGGGTTTCGGCTGGCGGACACCGCCATTTGATAATAGTGCCCAACTTCTAGATTGCGCACGTCGTACTGCGGCTCCCGCGTTTCACCCGCAACTCGCCACGCGGGGTCTCCGACGCGCCGCACGAAAACCGTCCAGGCGATGGCGTTGCCGCGCCAAAACAGCGAGACAAGCCGTTTGGCCACGCCGTCCTCAGTGCGATCAAACGTACCCGCCTGCAGCCCGGACACCGCGCCCAGCTGCCCAACGTCGTCGATCACGGGCAGATTACCCGCGTCTTCATAAACCTCGGGGTGATACTCCAGCGCCTTGACCGTGCGCCGATGTTTGGTGTTGCGGCTGATGTCGGTCACGCGATACCAGCGTATCTCGCGCCCGGCCGGATCGGCATCGCAGATAGCGCAGACGCAGCCTTCAATAGGAATATGCGCCCACGGCGTGGACAGCGCAACGGTGTCGCTCTTGGTCTCCGCGCCCACCGGGGCCAGCAGGACGGTCTCCTTCTTGGCCGCTCCGGTGACATCGTCGCGCTTGTCCCGGTGCGTGAGAGTAATCCAGTAATCCGTCCCCGGCAGCAGCGTCACAGGCCGGTTAAGCGTGACTGTGCCCGTGGTGGCCGACACCACCCGCCCGGACTGTCCCCAACCGATGCGGTCGTTGGCGATCTGAATCACGTCCCCGACTTGGCAGCTGATCGCGTCGATCGACAGCGCCAGGCTCACTGTGCGCGTCAGATACTTGTTGCAGTTGAGATAATAACGCCCGGCAGCGATCGCACTCTCCAGGTCGTTGCAGGGAAACAGCGTGATCTGGGCGACGTTGGGCTGCCGGTCTGTGATGGTGCGGTAGTGTTCGCCCATGACGAGCACCGTGTCGCGCCCCTTCTCCGGGTGCATCCACGTCACCTGCACCGCGTCAGCACGGTCGGAGCTTTCGAGATAGTCGACGCCGAACGACCCCTTGATGATGTTTGCTGCCGTGGCCACAAAGCCCTGCTCCGGCATGTCCGCAGGGCGGTCGACGATGGTCCCCACCTGCGTACCGCGCTGCACAACCCGGAAGCGACCGAACAGGCCGCAGTGGTCCCACGCGGTTTGTAGGTCCATCTTGGAATCGATGTAGAGAGAGCCGGCCAGCCCCTTGACGTCGCACCACTCGGCAGCGTTGGCAAAATCTCGGTGGATGATGCAACTCAGTTTGACACCGCCCCCGTATCTGGGGTGCCGGGCCAGATCGTAGGCCATCCAGCCCATGTTGCTCGCGGCCTGCGTGGTCCACGCCTCGGCTGCCGGGTCCCAGACATCAACCGTGGAGCGCTTGACGTCGCAGGTCAGGCGCGGGCGGCTGCCGGACAGCTGGTCCGTCGCCAGAGCGCGCACGCCTAGCAGCGCGGAGTGGGGAAAAGCAAAATCGTCCGGCACGATCTCGTGCAGATACTCAAACCAGACATCCGTGGAGTATCGCGGGCCGGTGTCGGGCTGCGAGGCGAACCGCGCCCGGACCTCGTAGCGATCCGCGCTCAGCCCGTCGATTCGCTGGTACTGGCGCTTTGGCGAACGTGACGCATCGGACAGCGTCACCGTGTCCCACCACGTCCAGTCCAGCGCACCGACGGCGCGGTATTGCAGTTCTACCTGCACGGCAATCTCGTTCAGCCCGCCCGCATCATTGGCGTACCACAGCCCGCCCGGGGCCGAGAGACCCACACCCAGCGACTGCAGCGCCGTACCGTCCGTGGTAAACGTGGCCCAGTCCCCCGCGCTCAGTTTGACGGAGACCGACCGTTCGTTAATGGCGTCGTTGAACCACGGGATGACCGCCTGATCGCCGGTGCCGCGTCGGATTTCCGTTTGCACGCCCTCATAGTTTTCGATGGGGTTGCCGTTGATCTTGATATTGGACACGCCATCCACATCGTCAATCGGCCCCTCTCCGAGCAGATACAGACAATTGAGATATTGCTTATCCCCGTCGGTAGACACGTAGCGCGTCAGCAAAAACGGCGTGACGTTGCGGCAGTGGCCGTACGGGATGGCGACCGGATGCCCGTTCCGGGTCGGATTTTCTTCGATGCTCCACGAGTATGTCGGCGACTCGTCGAACCCGGAGCTGCCCAAGCTCGGCACATTGCCCATGTCGGGCCGTGCAGGCGGCAGCACAGAGTTGATCACCATGGCCCCGCCGAGCCCGATGGCCGCCGAGAGCCCTTGGAAAACAAACGCGCCAGCAGTTTCGGACAGACCGCCCACCAGTCCGGAGATGCTTCCGGTCAGCGGCCCGGCAACATGCGGCGCTGCAACCATGAGCGCGATGGATGCCACCGCGCCCAGCACTTTCCCGCCGCCATCGTCGCCGTGCGGCACTACTTTAAACAGCACGGAGTCGCCCGGCTGCACCGCGTAGCACTCAGCCTCGAACGCGGTCAGCACCCGCCCGTTGACGGACGTGGCCACGTCTAAACCCCGCACGTCCGGCAGGGTGTCGGGCCGCAGATCGTTGACGCGCAGGCCGGGCCGGTGCGGTATCTCCCCGGCCCAACGGTCGGACGGATCAATCGGAGAGTGCAGCGCCGTAACGCGCACAGACTCAGAAATCGGAACGCCGTTGCTCATCCCACAAACCTCCAGAGGCCGCACACGCCGGGCGCACGCTTGGGGCCATCGCCCAACGTGGACACGTGCACGCCGGTGGCGTCGAAAATGTGCAGCACGCGGCCGCCGCCCACGTGCACGCCGAAATGGTTGGTCGCCTTGGGCGCGCGCGGACTGGTCCGCATGGCGACCAGACACGGGGTTTCGGCCTCGGCCAGCCGCACCCAGCGGCCCGAACGGGCCTCATCGCGATACGCTCCGTCCTTGCCCTCGGTGTCGTTGGCGGCGATGTCGAAATCCGGGACCACTACGCCAAACCGCTCAAACACGGCCATGACCAGCCCCCAGCAATCCAACTGCGGACAACGGTCGGGGCCGAGTTCACCGCGTCCGCCGTCAACAAACTTGGCAAGGTACAGGTCGGACAGATCAACCATAGATCGCTCCTCGTTCTACGACGGGGAAGCCGCCGAAGTTCACAGAAAAGTTGTAGACATCCCGGCACGTGCGCAGCGTCCGGTCGCATGTTGCTACGTGCTGGCACTGGTCCGTTGTCTCCCACGAGCAGTAGTCGCGCAGGATGCGGCGGCGCGGGATGGAGCGCGAAAACACGTCCATGGTCCCGACGCGGAAAATCACCCATTTCATGGGCGGCGGGGAGCTGACCCCCTTGTCCTCGAACCAGAACTCCGCCTCTGGCTCGGCTTGATCCAGCAAGCCCGCGTTGACCGCAATCAGCCGGATCGTGCAGGGCTCGCGTCCGTGGACCTTGCGCCAGTCCTCCAGATCTTCCACGTACTGCATGATCACGCCGCTCGCGTTGGCGACTTTGAGCGTGAGCTGGCGCGTCTCGGCCTTGCTTGTCTCGTCGATGTCGTCGAACTCGAACGCGAACTCCTGCCAGACTTGACCTGAGCCCATGGGCCACTCGATTTCCCCGGTCTGTTCCGGGTTGCGGCAGATGCGAATCGTCTCCCCGCTGGGCAGATTGATCTCCAGCAGCCAGAGATATGGCTGGTCAGAGTATTGCCGTTGGCTCTCCCGGATACTCTCGATGCTCGGCATCTAAGACACCCTCCGCATAGTCAGGGTCACCTGGTAGTGGCCGGCCAGCGCGGTCGAGACCTTCCAGCTCAAGCAGTCGCCTACAAACCGGCAAGTCTTCGCTTCGTCGCTGACCGGGTCCGTCCAGCTGAACCGCACGCCTCGGTGCCCGTCGTAGAACGTCCTCAGCGTCGCCAGGTCAGCGGGCTTCATCGCGTTCCAACTCAGCGACATGGGCTTTTCGCGCGGAACCGTGAACTCCGGACGCGCCGCAGCATCGCCGCTTTCGAATTCGTCCTCAAGGTACGGGTCAGACAAACCGTAATTGATGCGGGCCGGGGCCGCGATTGTCGGGAAGCTGTCCATTAGTTGGCACCTCCAGCTCGGAAAAAGTCGCGCAGACCAGCAGTATTGTTGCGCGTGCCGCGCATGACCATGGTCGCGACCCACTGCTCGCCGTCAAAACGCATGTCCGGCGGGTCGGCCGACATAGGCTCGCCGCTTTCATTGATGAGGTTGAATGTGATCCGTGGCGCACTGCCGCTTGTTGCGGCGGCTGCTCCGGCGACCTGCTCGCGTGAGAGCACGATTTCGCCACGCTGCAGGATGGCCGGGACCTCGTCGGGCTTAAGCCCAGCCACGCCGCCGGAATGGTAGCGAGGGGCGCCGATGAAGGCGGCGGCAGGGACCGAGCCCGGACGGCCGCCACTCCCCACGACGCCTCCGTCATGGTGGAATATCGCCTCAATTGCGCCCCCGAGCCCGCCTGTGACCGCTCCCGCCAGAGGGCGAGCCACCTGCATGCGGATAACCTCGGCATAGATCGTCTTAAAAAAGTCCTCGGCCGCAAACTTGCCTTCGGTAAAAGCCGTGGTCAGGGAGTCTTCAATGGTCCCGCCGAAGCTAGCGATCATTGCCTCGGTGTTGGCCACCCGGTCTTGCGCTGCGAGAGCGTATTCTTCCCAAGCCGTCCGCGCTTTGTTGGCGGCGTCTTCGTGGATTTCGGCGATCTTTGCGGCTTCGACCTCGTTGATCTGCTGGACCAACTCAGCGTTGCCAGCTGCCATAGTGCGGAGTTGCTCGTAGCGGGCGCGGGTTTCCGCGATCGCAAACTGAGTGTCGCCCATAGTGAGGCGCTTGTACTCCTTCGAGACCTCTGCGAGTGCTTCTTTCTGGCTCTCTGCAGCCTTCCGCCAGACCTGTTCGCGGTCACGGACAACGCTCATGTCGCCGCCCACGTAGCCGCTCGGGAGGTAACGGGGACCGCCGCCGGTGTCGGTGTCGTCAGAATCTCCACCGCCGGAGCCGCCGCCGATATCGAGTTTGGTCTTGGGTGACCCTTGTGAGTTCGCAAAAGAGTTGCTCAAGGCCTGCAGGCGCTTTGCTTCCTTCGCGAGCCCCTCGGTCAACTCGCCCGACCAAAAATCTCTGGAGCCATCGAGCATACCCGGCAAGGCCTCGAAAAACTTCTGCAGGTGCTGGCTAGCTTCCCCCGCATTTTTCCAGATACCGCCCAGCGAGGAGCTGTCCTTTCCCAACAGGCCGTCCATTGTCTTAAGCCCTTCGTTTACGGCGTAGATGACCGTAACGATCTTTCCTGGGCCCCAGCTCCCGAAGAGAACGCGACCTATGAGGCCTACTCCTGCGGCTCCTGCACCCGTGGCGACGGTCCACGCGTCTCCCTCGATAACGTCCGTCAGCCCCTTCAGCGCCTCCGTCACACTGTCAATGCCGGTCTGCACAGACTCCGAGTCGTAGAAAGACGCCTTAAAGTCGGTCCAGGCGGTGGTCATTCGATTAAACGCAGCCGTACCGGTCTTGGCTGCCTCTTGCGCGGCCGCGCCGTACTCTTCGTGTAGGGCTTTAGCCAGTCGCGGGAGAAGATCCTCAGCAGTGACCTCTCCCTTCTCAAGCATCTTGTCGAGTTCGGCGGTAGTGACCCCCATAGCACGGGCGGCCATCTGGAAAGCCCCCGGAAGCCGCTCACCGAGCTGCCCTCGAAGTTCCTCGGCCTGCACCTTGCCCTTGGAGATCATCTGCGACAGAGCCTGCAAAGCCCCACTCGTTTCATCGGCGTTGAGTCCGAGGACGGTGGCCGCCTCGGACACAGCGACGAAAATATCACGAGAGGCCTGTCCCTGCAGGGCGGTACCTTTTGCGGATGCGGAAAGACTCTTGAAGGCTTCGGACGCTGTGTAAAATTCAAGACCAAGGCGCTCGGCTTCTTTCCGGAGGAAGGCCAAGGTTTCCGGGGCCTGCGCCCCTTCAATCGCCTTGAATGCTTTCTGGAGCTTCTCCGCCCTGGTCCCGGCATCAAAGACAGCTCGCCCGAACTCAACCGCAGCCCCGACCGACAGCGCAGAAGCAATGGAAACGCCGACCGCATCCATGGAGCGCTGCATTTTCCGAGCGTTGTGGTTCATCGTTCGCTGAACCTTGCCCATGTCCTGACGGAGGCGAGCAACGTCCGCGCCGATTTCAACCAACAGAGTTCCGACATTTGCAGACATCTATTTCTCCATCAGAGTGTCGAGCGAGGACTCCAGAGATCGCGCGACCTCATGCGGCTGCGGAGCCTCTTGCTTGCTCTTGTTCTCATATCGTTCGTTTTCGATTTTGAAGAACGCCTTCCACTCTTCAAACTGGCGGGCCGTCATGCCTTCGAGCATGCGATCCACGTTTGCGTAACCGAGCTCGCGGGCCAAAGCGTAGGCAAAATACCTACGCCCCGCCCGCGCGGTCAGTTTTTTTCGTGCTCGTCCGATTCTTCATCGGTCATAGCGCCCAAGCCGTTCAAGCGGACCGCGGCGGAGAAGACCTTCCCGATGGCCTTCGGGGACTTCTTTGCCAGGGCTTCGATGTCTTCTTCGGAAAAAACACGTTGCCCGGACTCGTCCACAATACACCTTGCGGCGAGCTGGACGGTGGGGGCCTTGCGCCGAGTGGGCTTGCCTTCGTCGTCGAAGGCCTCCATCAGCCAACGCTCGGAGTCGGCTGCGCTCATCTCGGAAACGATGACGTCGCCGCCCCATTCGGGGATGGGAACGACCTCGGTCTTGAGGTCCTCCGCCGCTAGAATCTGGTCCTTGTCGAGAATGTTCATTCTTTACGCCTCGTGGGTCTTGGTGATGTCGCCGGAAATGCGCAGAGAAATGGACGCCTTGACCACTTCGTCCACCCCGCCGGTCATAGAAAATTCCGTCACATATGCGGCGAATTCGAACACGGTGCCGCTGGTGCTGGCTTCATCCTGCTTGGGAAACTCAAGGCGGAAGTTTCGCAGGGTCCGGTTGTCCAGATCAGCCTGCAGCCCCTTCTGTCCGGAGTCTTTGGGGATAAACATGCTCTCGAAAGAAAAGGTGCCGTGGTCCTTGAGGCCCAGCCGGTACTCCTTTGCAGTGCTATCGAGGCTGGTAACATCGATTTCAGGGGCGGAGGTACCGGGGCCGTTGAAGCTCATAACCTCCGCAATCTTTTCGAAGTTCTCCGGGCTTCCGGACCCGTCGCCGCGCAGAATCGCAACGCCCTGGGAAGAAATGGAACCACTCATGTCATGCCTCCTTGTGTCGGCATGAGAAGTCCATGCCAACGCTATAAATGTAGAGATCATCCTCGAACCCATCGCGCTCAGACTGGACCAAGTGTCCCGCTGCAACCATGGCGTTTCGCACCGCTTCGCTCAGGCGCTTGGCCTCCGAGTATGATCGGCACCAACAGTCGATTTGGACCCGAGCCGTAAGGCGCGATCCCGTGCCGTCCACTGAGGTGTCGTACTGAGAGGATACCCGCATATACGTCACCGCCGGGAGCTTCCCGCGCTGCGGGATGACCATGGGGTAGACTCCGTTGCCAACAATGTCGGCGACAGACGCGGAGTTGGTCAGGATAGCGTGTATGGATTCTTCGAGGATCATGCCGAGATTATAACCCGGCTTTTTGGGCGATCCGGCGTATGCGGAGTTTTGCGGAGTTTTGCGGAGTTTTACCCGTCAGAAACTGATTGACATAGTTTCGAGCGGAGTCTTTTTAGCCGCCATTCGTCAATCAGCATCTTTGATGATTCCCACTTGCCCATGAACTGCTCCGCGGGGAAGCCATGGTGTTCTACAAGCTCAGGGATGAGCTTCGCCCCGTACTGAGCATAGGATGCGATATTCTCAAGCCCCCTGAGTCCGTCACTGTTGGTGTGAGGCTCTGCGGCGTTCTTTAGCAGAGTGGCGCCGTGCATCCTATCCCCTCCGGGCCGCCCTGCGCGCTGCAATGCGCTTGCGAGCCAGCTTACGGCTTTCCTTCTCAACGCCGGTCCTGATCCTGCGCTGCATGGCCTTTATGATCTGGTCAGACGACTCGTCAAAGGCGGGCCTCAAAAAGGGCTGTGCAGTCGCGCCGGGGTGCTTTACCTTTTTTCCGAAACGCCCCTTGTAGCCAAGCCCCCAATAGTCGGAGACCTTTTCCCCTCGCGCCTTCAATTTGATCCGACGATTTACGCTTGGTTTGATGATGTGCGGGCCCGTCCCGAACTCGACCAAGTGCCCGTATTTTTCCTTTGGGCCGACCTGGTAAAAGACCCGGCCGCGACGGGAGCCACGGCCAATGCGTTTGAACTTCATCGCAATAGACTTCGCAAGCCGACCGGTCCTCTTGGGGCACCTACGTTTCGCTTCGCGCTTCATGACCGAAGCACCCGCGGCGACGGCCTGCTTAAGGACCTTCTGGGCGATGTTGTCCGGCAGGACTGAAAGAGCCCGGTCAAGCTCGCGCATCCCGGTGACTTCGGTGCTCATCCACCCCCTTCCGCTGTATTTGCCCATGTTGCCCTCCCGTGCGGTTTTCTGATACGGGCTATTCAATGCGCATACTTGTTTTTCTCATCGCATGGCTTGCCGTCGCCCCGCTGGCCCATGCCAAACGCCTCCACTATGAGGTTTGGTATCAAGACCGGTGGTGCGCAGCGGAACAAGGGCAAACCGAGGTCGTCATGCCGGACCGGACTCGCTGCGATTGCCTCACGGAGACTCACGCGGTGGAGTTCGACTTTGCCAACAAATGGGCAGAGTCCATCGGGCAAGCCTTGCTCTACGGCGCGCACACCGGGAGGCGCCCCGGCATCGTGCTCATCATCGAGAAAGACAAAGACATGCGCTATGTTCGTCGAGTGCATCGGGTCATTCAGGAATACGGCCTTCCTGTTGATGTGTGGGTTACTAGGCCGTGATGGAGGCACGATGGAAGCCCTTCTAAGTATTGGTGCAGTCCAGTTGATATTTCTCATTCTAGGCGTCATGCTGGCCCTCTCTCCTCTCTTCATCTGGAGTTGGACCAAGGCCAACAACCAGGAATTAAGGAAGCAAACCGCCATTCTAGAGGGGCTTGCTAAAAAGTTTGACGCGCCCATCCCTGAACAGACCACTAAGGCGAAACAGAGGCTTGAACCACAGCCGCCGCCGTTTTCCAAAAACCCGCCTCCCAACTCATGATTCTTCCTAACAAAACAAAGGTAGGGATACCCTCATGATGAAAACTATTTTTATCCTACTAGCCCTAACACTGGCCCCTGGCCCCGCTTTCGCCAACTCTGCCCATGTGTACAAAAAAAACTTAGGTGGAGTTTGGCCGTTCACCTTTAGCAGCGGAACCCTGTACTGCAAAAACCTCGGGAATGGACGGAAGGCCGTATGGATAAACGGCTCTGATGGGTACACATATGCCATCAACGGGCAAGCTATGGCTTGGTTCGACCGCGCCAATCTAAAGGATGCCGAGGGGAACCCACACAGAAAGGCCCGTGACTACACCAATAGAGACCTTATGCCACTAATCCAAAAAGGCCTTCACCTGTGCAACTAACCTTCCCCTTGACATCCGCCCCGGTTTGTGGCGTGGTGACTGCACGGAGCCTAGAAACTCCAGTAGGCGGTCATCCCGCCCGACAGCCGGGGCTTTTTCATGCCTCTTGCCCATTGTGGCCCTACCATGAGGCATGGTATATTCGCACCCAAGTTGCCGGGAGTGGTGAAATGTCCAAGGCGTTTGCCCAAAATAGCCAGCCTCGCCTACTGAGGTTCTAGCTCCCGGCATCATTCATTTCGGTGATGCCACTAGAGAAACAGTAGGAGGCATCATGCCTAACACCGCCCAAGCCGACTGTGCCGCTGTCACCCCGTTCAGCTTCAACGAAACCCCTATCCGCACCGTCTACGACGAGGGACAGCCTTGGTTCGTGGCGAAGGATGTTTGTTCCGCGTTGGATATTGCCTGGCGTAGCAACACGCTTGCTTCCGTCCCTGACGAATGGAAAGGGGTGCGGAAACTCCGTCCCCCTAAAAAGACAGGTCGTGGTGGGCTCTATTCGCCGATCACCGTCATCTCGGAGCCCGCTGTCTACAAGCTGGCGTTTCGCTCCAACAAGCCGGAAGCCGATAGGTTCACCAACTGGGTAGCCTCGGAAGTCTTGCCGTCCATCCGGCAGACAGGTGGTTACCACTGCGCCCTCTCCACTAAAGCAGACCGCCGCCCCCTCAAGGACCTGGTCGCGGTCTACGTCGGCCTTGCCCCGCTCTCCTTCCGTGATGCATGGAAGCTCATCCACGCCAAGTTCGGCGTGACGACCGTTGACGACCTGACCGTCGATCAGGTGCGCGAGGCCTGTGACTTCCTCCAGCAACGCATTGACGCCGTTGTCGCCAAGGCAAACCAGAAACCCAAGGCCCTCCCGGCCCCTCCCCCGACGCTTTCGGGCGCCGACCTCTTGGAGTTCAGCAGGGAGCTTGACCTCTACAAGACCGAAGAAGACTCATTCCTGACGCTCCAGCGCCACCACTTCGAGGACATGCGCTACAAGATCAGGACGGCTGAATACGGCTCGAAGGAAAACAAGGCCGCGATGAACCTGCACCTCCAAGGCTACTACCGCCTGATGGGGCTTTGCTATAACCTGATGGGCGTCGCCGCCGAGGTTTACAGCGAAACAGCCAAGCAGACGGAGCAGGCCTTGAAGATTGCGGGTAAAATCTGACCCGATACCCTATTCGACTATCAAAGAACCATGGCCCCGCTCCGGCGGGGCTTTTCTACTTCTTCTCGACCGCCATGACGTGCAGCTCACGATGCCGCTCATTGGGGTCGATCACGCTGTCAATGTCGTAAGCCCGGCCTTCAAACATCACGCGCATATCCGGCGTGATGGGCATACCCGGCCAACGGATGCGGAAACGGGTGGTCGTTTCACTGCGCACCTGCTGCGACGCGAAATACTCCCTGCCCTGCAACGGCTCCGCACTGGCCCGCGTAGTAATGACGTCTTCCCAACCCTCGACAACTTCGCCGTAGTCGTTCCGGGTGTCGGTGGGCCGCTGGATGGTGATGATGTGCCTGAGTTTTCCTGCGCGCATGACCTACACCACCCAGGGGATTCTGTAGGGGTCAAGCAGGGCATCCACGAAATCACGCGGCAGTTTGCCCACGATTGTCCCGGAAACAACGGCCTCGCGGTATTCGTCCATCGTGCCGATCCTCACCAGCATCCACTGTTTGATGGGCTCCGGCGTGGTTGCCGTGGCCGGGCTGCCGACGGTCGGGTATCCCGCAGAGAAGCGGATCACCAGTGTTCGTGCCTCCGGCCACACTTGTTCCGGCGCGGGCCTGACGAAGCCTACAATCGTATCCGCCACAACCTCGTAGGCAGACGGATCAACCACCGCCTCGGTGCCGTCGTCCGCGACAGCGGTGATGCTCTCCACGGACTGGAGCGGAGGCCTCGGCAGCTCAATTGCAGCGGCAGGGTTCCATGCCTCGACCGTGAGCTCGTAAACGGCTGTCACCATCTGACGGCCTGTCTCGGCCTCGGCATGCTGACGCATGGCCGCAATGCACGATTCCAGATACGCATCATCGAGGGAGTCGGTGCGTGCACGCTGTGCTTTCACTTCGTCCAGCGTCACAGGCTCACACTCGGGGCCGGCAATCAGTTTCAAGCGTTGCACTGCAATCCCTCCAGAAAAGTTTTCGTCCAGCCGGAGAGGGAGCGGGTTTTGACCGCTGCGAGCTCATCGCGCGCGGATTCCCACCCCCCTTGAAAAGTCGCATACCCCTCGACCAACGGACAGCCGGCAAGCGTGATGTTGGTGTAGCCAAGGTGGATGCCGTGGAAGACACCCAGCAGCGCGGACGAGCCGGTCCGCCCGGGGCGGTGAGTGGCGTACTGCACCCGGTCGCCATACAAGCGCTCTGCCCACTGGTTGCGGCGGTGCAAAACGATCTGGTAATCGTCGTTGCCTCCGAACCGGCGACGCAGGCCCGGCCAGTCCTCGCTGATCATGTCAGTTGGGTGATAAGTCACCAGCCACCGGATAGGCTCGACCACGCGCAGCGCGGCGCGGTTCACCGCCATCACGTCATACGCGGGCAGGTACAAGTTCGCGAGGTCGCGCCGGAGGCACGGAGCCGAGCCTATCACAAGCAGCCGTTTCATTACTTGGCGTCCTTCTTGGGGGCGGGCTTTCTGGCGGGCTTCTTCTCTCCGACAATCTCCGCCCCATGGTGCTTCTCGGCGTACTTCGCACAGAGAGCGGACACCTCGTGTTCCCCAGGCTCGAAGCTGCGTACGGTGGTCGTGTCCTCGGAAAACCGGAACGGCTCTTCAACGATGATCTTGGGCATATCGCCTCCTTATTCGGGAGGGGCCGGAACCCCTCCCTTCTGCCGCGCTTAGGACGCGGCGTTCTGGTAATACTTCACGCAGGAGCCGGACGGAGCGATGAGCGCCGAACCGGAACGCATCATGGCGAGGAAGCCGACCATGCCGTACTCGGCATAGCGGGAATCGTCGAAGCGGCGAAGCTGGATGTCCATGGCATCGCGGATGATGAACTTGGACAGATCGCCGAAGACGATGGACTTCGCGTTGGCGGCCATGTCGGCCATTTCCTGGTTAACCCAGTACGGATAGCCGAGAATACGGGACGGCTCGCTTTCGACGACGTTGGGCTGCCAGAGCGGGCGACCGTAGTCGTCTTCGAGCTTGCGAATGCCGCCCAGCGTGGTGTCGTTGAACATGAACCCGCAGGAGCCGCCACGACGATAAGCGGGGTCGACGGCGTGGATCAGGTCCAGCAGGTCCTCGTAGATGACGGTCGCGGTCTGCCCGGATGCGCCGACCTTGCCCTGCGTGGCCGCAGTCAGGAGGCCCTGAGGCTGATCGGAGCCGGTGCCGTCGTGGTAGTAATCCTCGGTGATGCGGGACAGGCGGTCGACCAGGGCGCGGCGGATAAAGCCTTCAAGGTCGATGGTGGTGTCCTGCAAGAGTTCGATGGAAACGCCGACGGTCTTCGAGGAGAACTTGTAGACCTTCAGGGCCTTAGTTCCGAAGGTCGGGTCGCTGTGAGCGGCCTGAGTGCGCTCGCCCAGCATTTCACCTTTCTGGCTGGTCTCGTCGGCGGTCGGGAAACTGATTTCCTGACCGGTGGCGGTAGCCAGCACGGTCGCGGCCTGACGCATGCCGCCGATCTGGGCCAGTTCCTCCAGCAGAGTGGAGGCAACCTGATCGGGCACGGTGTACCCGCCGTCAGCGGGGGTCGCGACTTCGAGGCCGTCGAGGGTGGCCGCATAGGTTTCCATGCGCTCACGGGCCGCCTTGGCACCGCCCCGCAGCCATGCATCGTAGACGTCCTTCTTGGCATTGAGGATATCTTCGGCGGTCGCCAAAGTCGTGCCGAGCTTGTCGGCGGTCTGGTCGACGACGTTGGCATTCTTGGCTTCGAGGTCGAGCACTTTCTGATAACGATCGATCTCCTCGTCCAGAGCGGTGATCTTGCCTTCGAGCTCGTTGAACTTGTCCTTGGCCTCCTGGCCCCAGTCGGTGGTGTTGTCATGCAGGTTGCGGATTTCACGCGCGATGGCGGTCCGTTCTTCCCGCATGGCCTGAATCGATTTGCCCATGTGGTTCCTCCTTATGAGCTGATGTATTTGCGCGGGGAAACCCGCTATGCAGCCAATTCGATAAGCCGGAGCCTCCGCTCGCGGGCTTCGGTTTCGGCTTCGTCGTCTTCCTCTTTGGACTCATCTTCGGCGGTAGCCGGAGGCTGGGGTGCGTTCTCGTACGCAGAGAGGTCCCACCCGCTCACGCTGGCTTGCTTGTTGGACTCTGCCACCCGGTCAGCAAAGCCGAGCTCGACTGCTTCGGAACCCGTGAGCCAAGTCTCAGCAGTCATCATCTCCGAAATCTTGGCTACCTTGAGCCCGGTCTTTTCGGAGTAAGTGTCGGCCATGGTCCCATCGAGTTTTTCGAGCTGTGCGGCAGAGTCCACGAAGTCGTTCGCGTTGCCGCAGCGACACGTCCACGCTTTGTGGATCATGAGCATCCCACCCTTTGCGATCTCGACCTCGTCGCAAGCGACAGCCACAAAAGACGCGGCACTGGCGGCAAGGCCGTCAATGTGCGCCACGACCTTGGCCTTGTTCCGCCGGATCGCGGCCTCGATCGAACGAGCGGCAAAGACCTCGCCGCCGGGGCTGTTGATGTGCAAGTGGATTACCGACACATCGAGTTCGTCCAGCTTCTTCGCGAAGCTCTCGGCGCCTACGCCGCCGAGCCAGTCGTCCGACACGATCACGTCGTACAGGTAGATTCTGGCCTCATCGCCGGACACCTCTGCCCTGACCGGAGCCTTGGCGCGCGCTTCTGCGTTGTCTCGCAGCAGGCGGACTATTCGATCAAACATCATCGCCTCCGTCTTCGGCCCTGCTCTCAGGGCGTTGCAAAACATCTCCACCCTCCATAGGCGGCAAACCTTCAGCCGCGCGGATTTCGTTGATGGTGTAGAATCCGGGTTCCTGCATTGAGCCACGAGCGACCTTGTAGAACTCCCCGCGCGTTTTCGTATCGCCGCGCGTCAGCTCAGACTCGTCGAACTCCGCAAAGTGCCCGTCAAAACCGAAACACTTGACCTCCAGTTCCTGCTCAATCGTCGTGAAATGTTCGTTGAGGGTGAGCGTGTTGAACCAGCGGCCCATCTGCTCGACACCGGAGCCCCAGGAACTTGTCTTCTCAGACTCGCCGATCATGACCGGGTTCACGCCGAAGAACCGGCAGATATCGATCACGCTGAACTTGCGGGACTCGATAAGCTGGGCGTCTTCTGCAGACATGTTCAGAGTCTTGACGTCCCCGCCTTCGCTTAAAACGAGAGGCGTATGGTGGTTTCCGGAGCCGCTGTACTTGCGTTCGAAGTGCTCCCGAAGTCGCTGAGCGGCTTCGTCCGAAAGTTTGCTGGGGTAAGCAAGCGCCACGTCAGCGATCATCCCTTTGCGAAAGACTCCCGCCGCCGACTCTTCAGCGGCAAGTGAAAGCCCGACTGCGTTTGCCATCGCCCTGATCGTGGAAATGCCACCCTTCCCATTCCACCCTACGTTCGGGATATGAAGGATATCGTCCTGGTCGAAGACTCGCCGGCTGCCGTCCTCGAACGTCGTGTCGTAGATCAGGCGGTTTCGCTCCAGCCCCAGCTTCGTGTGAAGTCCGAGCTCCCAAGCCCAATAGACAGTGGTTCGGGATGGGGTCAGCGGGAACAACGCTACAGGATCACCGCCGCCGGTTCGGATGATATGTGCATAGGCGTTCCCCTCCAGCAGCTTGTCGCTCATGATTCGCTTCCAGAAAGTGGACGCAGTCATGAATCTGTTCGGACGCAACTTGAGCAAACGAGCAAGGGCGTGATTCGGGGCAGGCTGTCGCACTACCCCCTCGCCTCGCCGGTAGACGATGAGCGGGGCGCTGGATACGGCGCTGGATATGAGACGGACACAGGCGAACACCGCAGAGGTCTTCATGGACTTGTCTCTGGTCACAGTGTTCCCGGAGGTGGTGAATCCACCAAGTAGGGAGCCCAATGGTTCGCCCTCGGCCATGAAGCCCTTCTGAATCTCTTCGATCTCATTATGCAGAGGCTCGTCTTCAGTCTGCTTTTTCTTGCCGAATCCGAACATATTTACAGCTCCACAAAAGCTTGGGTTGCTTCTTGCTCAACGACTTCTCCGATGCTCACCGCGCCGTTTGCAGCCATGGCCATCGCCACGAGCCCGTCAATCCGGCCCGTACTTTTGAGCTTGTCGAACTTGCGGTTTCCTGCCGGGTCTGACTGCACGCGGGTGTTTGCCGCACACCAGGTCAACACAGGGTGGTTACCATGCCGCGCCCGCTCTTCACTCAGAATGTCCTCGACGGTTTCGACCGCTGGATTCATGTCCTTGAATCCCTGTCCATGCGGCACGAGGCGAAGGCCGCCGGGGATCGGCTCGTCAGAACCGTCAACCCAGACCTCCACCCCGATTTTTTCCAACTCGCGCTTGAGGTCGTCGATACGCCAGCGGTCAAACTTGATCCCCTTTATGTTCAGCCAGGACATGAGCTCGGCGATTTTCTTCGCCACCCACCCATAATCGATGGTGCGGCCCGGCTTGGCTTCGAGGTATCCCTGATCTCGCCACAGGTCATAAGGCACGCGATCCCGCTCGGCCCTGTCCCTGAGGGTGTCGCCGGGTGTCCAGAAAAACGGAAGCACATGGATTTGCCGTCTCTCGTCTTCCGCAACGAACACCAGCGCGGTCAGGTCGTTTTTCGCCGAAAGGTCAAGTCCACCAACGCACTCGCACTCTTCAAAGACAGACATGTCCGGTTCAGCCCCGTTGGCCTTCCAGGTGCCGGGGGTTATGAAATGAGCTGCCGAGTCGATGCGCTGGTTCAGCCTGAGGTTGCGGAAATTTGCTTCGGCGCTGGGCATGTTCTTCGCCGTCTTCGCCGCTTCACGCATGTCGGCCATACTGAGAAAATCGCCAAGGGCCGGGTTGCTTGCCCTCCAGGCGTCCTCGTCCTCAAGGTCTGCATCTTCGTCCGTCTCGAAGAGGCAGCACACGACGCTCGGATCGTCGATCTCGCCGCGCATGACTTTCATCCCGTAGTCGATCTCTTGCGACAGGACTGCGAGGTCGTCTTTCGCCTGCGTGGAAATGATCCACATAAGCGGTTCTTCGTGCGCTCCGCGCCCCTGAATCAATGTGTCGTAGAATTCCCTGTCCGCGCCGAACTGTGCCAGCTCGTCGAAGATCAAGAGGGCTGGACCGATGCCGTGCTTCCCTTTCACTTCAGACGACAGAGCCTTGAAAATTGAACCGTTCGGGGCTTCGATTTCCTTGGTGGCCGCCTT